TAATCCCCAAACAGAAAGAAGTCTCCCAAGGCATCATTCACCACACCCAAAAACTACTCGCAAATGTCTAATCAAGTTCGCATCATTGACAAGATCAACCTATTCCCAGAAACCAAAGGTAGATCACGTTATGTAACAGTCAAGACTTACAATCATGCTCTTGAAATCATCAATGAGCAAACCAAACTTGGTAACGTTGCTACACTCGTATTCTGGTAAATCATGAACGAACTTGACTATCAACCCGACTTCGATTATAATGATACCCGATGGGAAGATGATGTTCTGACTATCATCAATGAAGAAACAATCACTGAAAATCTTGACTACCAAACCAATGAACTTCTCAAATCGTTCTAACAAGTTCAATCAGAACTTCATCGATCTGATTGATGACATGCTGACTGATAGTACGTCGAATGGTGAAGTCGATCTGATTGATGATTTGCTTGAACTTATTAGTGAACGTCTGGTAGAATTGCACGACTATTATACAACCAATCTCAATAGCGTGCAACACTACCAACGGCAAATCATGGAACGCAAAGTAAAGTCACCAGTGCAACAGGATAATTATACTGAAGTCGCTAAGTTTCTGGTTACTGATGATGTCTGCACCGCTGATAATTGTTAGTATGTGCAAAAGCGCATTGTATAATAAATGTAAAAAATAATCTAATTAGGTTGTGGAAAAGGTTGTGGAAAACTCTTATATCTTCCCACACACCTCTGATACACTTATAACCCTTATAAATGCCCGCTGCCGTTGTCATCTTAGCAGTCGCACCATAAGACCCCCGAGACACACCGAGAACCTATAAGATCCTCCCCAGGGTTATAAGAACCACAGCACACTTTTCCACAGCAAACTTATAAGTTTTCCACACGTTTTCCCCAGTTTATTATAAGTTTTCCACAGTGCCCTTCGTGTTACTTTGAGTGATAGATTGCGATCTCAGTGATACCTGTGGAAAACTTTCGATATACTTATGGGAATAACTTCGCCCTATAAAGACAGTTACCACACACACCTTCGTTATAACTAACTCATGTCCGCTTCGTTGATGATCTCTGCACTGCGTCTGGGTAACACTGGCAACGAGATCTTGTCGATCTTGGATGCACTTACATCCGATGAGCAGTCTACTACATCTGACAGTGTTTGTCAAGTCGCTTATAATCAACCCACAGCAGATGTGATCGAGTTCTGATAGTTATTCACCCCGTTCGTCATTGTCACTTATTGGCAGTGATGTGCGGGGGTTTCTTATACCTTCGCGGGGCGATGCCTAAAGCTAAAAACGCTAACTACCCTAACCTACAACGAACCAAAAACGCGAAAGAGATATAAGGGTTATAAAAAAATTTTTCAGGTATAAAAATCCCATAAGGGTTATAAGGTATTTCAAAAAATTTTTCAGGTATATAAATCATTATAGAGTTTTTGTAAGATCTCAAAAATTTTTCAGGGTATAAAAATGCATTATAATTTTTTGTTTAATGGTTGTTCTTTTACTTTTGGAGCAGAATTACAAGGTCCTAATAACGATCTAGAACACCAAAAATCCCATAGGTTTTCTCATTTAGTTGGAGAACATTATAATAAGACTTATAATAATATTTCTAAATCTGGAAAAAGTAATGATTGGATTGTAGAAAACACAATAAATTGGTTTGAAGAAGGCAATACTTGTGATATAGCAATTATACAATTTACAACAAAACTTAGAACTATCTTATATGACAAAACAGAAAAAGAATACGATATAATAAAACCAGTTTCTATTGGCTCTCCCATTTGGAAACATAGTATAGAGAAAAAAATTAGTAATAATATTACATTAGCAAATGATTTTTACAAACAAATTTATACTGATTATTATGGACATCAAAACTATTATAAAAATTTATTTTTAATGTCTAAGTACCTAAAGTATAGAAATATAAACACAATTTTTCTGACAATATATACATCGCAACAAAAATATTCAAGAGGATATGAATTACACTGTAGTGACATAAAAATCGAACCAATATCAGGAAGTATTATTCCAAATCGAATAGAAAATAAATCGTTCTATTGTAAAGACTATGCATCAATTAGTAAAGATTATTCATATTGGTTAAATGGAACTCATCCAAATGAATTGGGGCATCAAAAAATTGCAGAGTATCTTATAAGTGAGATTGATAAAAATCAATATCTGGTTTGAGTATTCTTTTTGCAACTTTGTAATGGTAGTTTGATATTTCTAAATCTTTAGTGCTGTTTATTTTTACTGGATCAAAGTCTGGAATATCTATTCCTAAAAACTCTGATAATTCATTCTTCTTATGATAATGATTGATAAGTTGAATAGTATCAAAACAAAAAGTAGGAAAGATGTTAGAATACTTATCATATGTGCATTGATACAATCCTTGATAAGTATTCAGATGATGATGCAGTTCTACTAAATCCACCAAGAAGGATAAAGGGTTTTTTTCATTTATAATTTTCCCCAGCAACTTGGTAGAGATCCAAATTTGCTTTCCCATTGATCATATACAGGTTTAACTTCTGTAAATATTGAATTATATTTTTCTACAGACAACTTTGAATTGGATTTATTTGCATGAACACTAAAATCTAAAGAATTTTTTGGTATAGATAAAAAATCTTCTAATAAATTTTGTTGAGATTTTGAAGTAAATAATTCTTCACTGACAAAATGAAGCATGTTATCACCGAAGACATTTTTGAACTCATCATACTTATCAACATAATTATATTTTTTTTTTATTTTTTCAATTGCGTAAAAATTAATCTCAATATCAATATTCAAAGATATTTTTTTATAATTTAGCATAGAGTTATATTCAAGACTATTCCAAAGTTGTTCCTGACAATACATTAATATAAGTGTTTTACAGGATCTCGAAATAGTAATACTGTTCTAAATTTATATGGCAAGTAATTTTTAATTATCTCTAAATTTTCTTTCTTTATGCGGAGATTGCGAGTGCAAAAATCTGATACCCCAATATGATGAGATTTTTTTATTGATTCAAGACCAAGAAAATAGTTTTCTAAATTTTTTTCTTTAGATTTGTTTGGGAATTCTTTCAAACATATATGAGATCTCAAACTTTTTTGTTTAAATTCAGCAAAAATCTGAAAAAGGTATGGACACTCTTTCTCTGATAATGTGCCATAAGAATTATTTTCTTTGATTATAGTGTATAATGATGTACTGTAAGATCGAGGCAATCCTGGAACAAATAGAAAATACATATAATATTGATTTTACAAAATATTTATTTGATTTTTGACCAAAACTAAATATCTCAGACTAGAACTATAATATGCGTATATTATTCAATGGCGATTCCTTTACTGAGGGAAAAGATCTTGGAAACAATTATCTCAATCAAAGATATAGCGCAAAAATTTGTAAAGCATTAGATATTGAAGAAGTCAATCTTGCGAAATGCGGATCATCTAATGATCGTATTACTAGAACTACTCTAGATTATTGTTTGGATAATAAAGTTGATATGATCATTATCTGCTGGTCTTATCCAGATCGCTTGATGTATACTGGCGATGCGCCGAGTAAAGAAGATAGTCAATCTAAACTACACTGGAAAAGCACTAGCGTAAAAAGAGCAACATATTATAAAGACAAGCGTTGGATATCATTCTATCGAGATATCTGGACAGATGAAATGATGCGCCACAACTTTATTATTAATTGTCTTATGATTCAAGAGTTTTGTCAAAATCGTGATATCAAACTCATCATGTCTCATATTTGTCCGCCAGATATTTACAAAGGCATCACAATCGACCCATTATTCAAAATGATCACAACACTAGATCAAGAAGGATTTGTAGCACCACCAAAAATGGATACTGGTGATGGTATTCATCCTAATGCTATAATGCATAGTAAGTTTGCTAAAGAATTATTATCAAGGTTATGAGTTTTATATTGCCTACCTGGGAATTCAATCTCCCCGTCGATCAAAGAATAATAGATTTTACCTATTCTCACACAGAACAAGGAGCAAACTGGACATCAAATTCACTCAGCCCGATGAGACACTTATATTTGATGGAACATGAATGCTTTCAATATTTTGTAGAAAATCTAAAGTCAGTTATTCGTAAAAAATTATACCTACTCAATCCTGTTAAAGACTATGAATTGGATTTGTACTCACTATGGTTAAACTTGAATTGGGGAGCAGATATTTCCATCCAACGTTGTCACATTCATTATCCGCATATTGCAGGAACATATTATCTAAAAGCACCAAAGAACTGTGGAGATCTATTGATCCTCAATCCACATCAAGATACATCTTATGGTGCTTGGGGAACAATATTCAATAAGCTTCCTTGCCAAAAACAATTTGAACCTAAAGAAGGTTCTGGTGTATTTTTCCCATCCTGGACACCTCATCAAGTACTAACAAATACAAGTGGAGAAGATCGATTATCATTGGCTTTTGGTTTTGAACTTCGAGCATTATAGATACTATTGGAACCTTCCAATAAAACTAAATGTTACTCTCTTCTCCAGATGAGTATCTTTATCAACTGCAGGCGAACAATAAAGCAGACGCAATAAGATTATGGAGAAAAGCAATCAAGGAAGCATGGAATAACTGTTGTGCATACTGTGGGGAAAATAAAGATCAAATGACAATTGATCATGTTGTTCCCCAATCACTCGGCGGCACAGATGAACTAATGAATGTGGTTTGTTGTTGTGAAGAATGCAACCGTGATAAGTCTCATACTGAAGTAGAAATTTGGTATTTCCAGCAATATTTTTTTAGTCAAGAACGTTGGGATAAAATAGAAGAATGGCGGACACCAAAAACAACAGGAGCAAAAAAGAGATATATAAGAGGTAAGAATGGCACACCAACAAGATCTGTGATACAATGAAATATAACGTATACATTGATCAAATGATAGCATTTGAAAATCTTACAAAAGAAGATGCCGAGCAGCGTGCGAAAGAAATTCAACAAATGATCTCTGCTGGTATTCCAACGCAATATACATCTGAACACATTAAAGTATTGGAGATTAAACAATGAACCCAATTGCAAAACTAATTAGATGGATCAAAGGTGAATATAAGTTATGGAAACTCCGTCGTCAAGACCCTTTCATTTATGAAGATGATTGATTATGATTGGAATTGTTGGTAATGGTTTTGTTGGTAATGCAGTTTACCAAAATCTAAGAGATAAGGTTTCTTGTAAGGTTTTTGATATAGACAAAAATAAATCTTTCAATACTCTAGAAGAAGTATTAGAGCAAAAGTTTATTTTTGTCTGTCTACCTACACCAATGCTGTCCACAGGAGAATGTAATCTTTCAATTTTAAATAATTTTTTTGATAATTTACCAAAATTGGTGAATGGAATTTTTGTAATAAAATCAACTGTGCCAATTGGAACAACTAAAAAGTTTGCTCAAAAATATAATGTAATCCATAACCCAGAATTTCTTACTGCAAGAAATGCTGTAGAAGATTTTAGAAATTCTGAAAGAAATGTAGTTGGTGGAAATCAAAATTTATGCAACCAATTTGTTGAATTTTTTAATCAAATCTTTCCTAATATTCCAAGTCTAATTACCACGTCCAATGAAAGTGAGACAATCAAATACTTTGCAAATAGTTTTCTTGCCTGTAAAGTCGCATACTTTAATAAAATGTATGATCTCTGTGAAGCAGTTGGAATGGATTACGAAACAGTTTGTTCTGGTGTGACTTCTGATACTAGAATTGGAAAGTCTCATACACAGGTTCCTGGTATTGATAATGATCGTGGGTTTGGTGGAACTTGTTTTCCAAAAGATTTGAATTCTCTTATAAATCAACTAGAAGCAAACGGAATTGATGCAAGTATGCTCAAATCTGTTTGGGATTATAATACTCAAATTCGCACGGTCATTGATTGGTCTGTAACTTAGTATGATTGGATTTAGTGAAGGATTTCATGATGCTGCAATATCAGTAGTCAATAATGGAGAAATCAAGTTTGCTTCTCATGCAGAACGTTATTCACGAGTAAAGCATGATAAGCATCTGAATCTACCAGTATGTGCAGAAGCACTGCTTCATACTGAAGATGATGTTGTAGCATTCTATGAACGTCCCTGGTTAAAGCGTACTCGTCAGTTCTTTGCAGGACAGTATAAGAGTGCTTTCAAACCTAGAAATATTTACATTACTCCCTCACATTATTATTCACATCACCTTTCCCATGCTGCTGCAGCATTTCAGACATCTCCTTATCAATCTGCTGCATGTGTTGTCGTAGACAGTATTGGAGAATGGGATACTGCTTCAATCTGGCAAGCTCAGATGGTGGAAGGACGTGCTAAGTATAAAAAAGTATGGTCTAAGCAGTATCCAAGTTCTATTGGGTTATGGTATTCGGCTTATACGAAATGGGCAGGTTTGAGACCCTTAGACGAAGAATACATCTTTATGGGTATGGGAGCCTTTGGAAGACCCTTATACGTTGAACAAGCGCGTAACTTGCTCTCTAGAAATAACCACAAGGGCTTTCCCATCTCTCTTGAAGGAACACCAGAAGACAACTCTAAGAGTGCAGAGATTGTTCTTTATGAGTGTCTGAAAGAAATATTCAAAAGAGCAGGAAGTATTAGTAATAATATTTGTTATAGTGGAGGAGTTGCTTTGAACTGTGTAGTAAATGCTAAGTTACAAAGGGAGTATCCTTCGCTATGGATTATGCCGAATCCTGGAGATGCTGGAGCTTCTTTAGGTGCGGCTTTATTATCTTATGGTGGTAAAGTAAACTTTAGTCCTTATTTGGGATATGATGTAAACCGTTATGTTGATCCAAAAGAGGTTGTTGACGCACTGCTTCACAAAGGCATGTGTGGAGTTGCGAATGGGCGTGCTGAGTTTGGACCACGGGCTTTGGGTAATAGAAGTCTTCTAGCGGATCCTAGAACGCTTGAGATGAAGGATTTAGTCAACACAGTAAAGAAGAGGCAAAAGTTCCGCCCATTCGCTCCAGCAATTCTAGAGGAACACTGCCAAGATTATTTTGATATGCCATCAGACAGTCGCTATATGTCCTTTGTATATGACTGTAAGCGTCCTGATGAGATCCCAGCGTGTGTTCATGTAGATAATACCGCTAGAGTTCAAACAGTCCCTATATGGTCTTCTAGCATCCTTAGAGAAATACTTGAGTGTTGGTATGAACGTACTGGATGTCCAGTTCTTCTAAACACATCGCTCAACATTCGTGGTATGCCTATTGTTAATACTTGGAAAGATGCTGAAGAATTTTCTAAAACTTATGATATTGACGTATTCTAAATAACGTGGTATCATGCCTTTGGGTGATACCCGTTTACGTAAACAAATCAATTGAAGTATATTCATGGCAAAAGGTTTCAGAGTGGTTACAAAACCACCCACATCATCTTCTAATAATTCAGATGGGTTTAGTTTAGAAGAAGCAAAAAAAATGATCAAAGGCAAGAGTATTGTCTTTTGTCTTCCTGGTAGAGGCGTTTCATATACATATCTCAAAAATTTTGTACAACTGTGTTTCGATCTTGTACAAAACGGTGCATCAATTCAGATTTCACAAGACTATTCTTCAATGGTCAACTTTGCCCGTTGTAAGTGTCTTGGTGCTAATGTTCTTCGTGGACCAGATCAACTTCCTTGGGACGGTAAACTAAAGTATGATTACCAACTCTGGATCGATAGTGATATTGTTTTCAATGTTGAACAATTCTATCGTTTAGTATGGATGGATAAGGATATTGCTTGTGGTTGGTATGCAACCGAAGATGGCGTAACAACATCAGTTGCACATTGGCTTGAAGAAGATGACTTCAAGAACAATGGCGGTGTTATGAATCACGAAATGGTTGATGGCATTCAAAAGCGTCGTAAACCATTCACTGTAGATTACACTGGATTTGGTTGGACACTAATCAAGCACGGTGTGTTTGAACATCCAGAAATGAAGTATCCCTGGTTTGCTCCTCAGATGCAAGTATTTGAATCTGGTGAAGTGCAGGATATGTGTGGTGAGGACGTTTCATTCTGTCTTGATGCAATCAAAGCAGGATTTGAGATCTGGTGTGATCCAGTCTGCCGTGTTGGACACGAGAAGACACGAATTATCTAATATAAGTAGTAATAATTTGTGTCGAATTACACATGGAGAAATACGATATATACTGTCAGGGGAGAAGAATTTACTCTTCCGTAACGGAAGAAGAAATGTTGGAGATCACGCAAGAACTTGCGGATCAGTTTTATCAAAACGGTACTCCCCATCCTGACGATATCGTGGTAGAATATCTTGGTTACGACATTGAATAAATTATGGCATTGAAAAAATCTGCATCTGGGTCAAAGATTATCGAATCTCATCCCAAAAATACTCGTCAGGGACGCTCAAAGAACACAAAACTTTCTGCGACAAGTAGAAATTGTGCTGGAAAGCGTTACAGAGGTCATGGAAAATAATTCATAATCAATAGATTGGTTTGAATTCCACTTCACATCATTTATCGAAGATGGAGTTTATCCGTATAGACAATAGAATAGATTTATCAACATTACTAATGTCACTGATGGTAACATCAGCGGTGATAAAGTTGACTGACGCTTCTATAACTATAGACAAATTATTGTCAACATATTCAAAATAACGTATAGATAAGACAGGACAAAATCCTGTCTTTTTTTATGGCATATCTAAATCACAACCTGCCAACAATAACTTGTTACATTCGTAATGAGTTTTTATACAATCATAAGAAAGGTCATGGAGAAGTGACACTATGTGATGTTCATTCTATAGCATCTTTAGAAAAACATGTTCCACTATTTGAAGCATTTTTAGAAAATGGTGTAAACTGGACAAGAAGACCTATTCATGCATTTTGTTGGAAACCAGATGCTCCTGCTCCAAAGTTAGAAGAGTGCATGTGGTGGGATTGTTTTTCCCCATATGTTGATGTTCAGGTCAGATCTAGACTTGCAAATCTTAGAGCTGAACTTATAAATTATCGTGGAGAAAAAAATGAGGGTACTTATTTGTTCACCCTTGATTGGTCATGGGAATCGAAATCTACTTTGAATACAAATTTTAGTGAGACACCAGAACATAAGTGTGCTCATGTATTCAAAATGGATAATGGAAACTTCTATGCGTATCCTAATAATAAGATCCTTTGGTTTGATGATGCATGGACAAAAAATAGAATTACAAAAAACCCAGGTTATGAAATAGATTTGACAGAATACTCTGTGGAAAACCTTAGAAAGATCGAAACTTCAGACGACTTCATGTATGAGACTGTGAAAATCTCGGGATAGAAACCCCGTAAAAAGTTCTGATTTTACTCAATCGGACGATTTATGGACTTTGAACAAGAAAAAACTCACAATTTGACTATCCAAAATAAACTTCATGAAAAAATTCGTAATGATGAAGATTATGACGACTGGGAATACGGTACAGAACCCAGTTACGGAATGCCTATAAATACGAATAAATAGACGAAGATCTTATAAAAAGTGCCTCTTCAAAAAATTTCTAGGGGTTTCAAAGATATTTCATTATCGATGAAGCGTCATCCAGTTACTAATGATATTCTTCCACTGAAAAATGAGGATGCAATCAAGCGTTCTGTTCAAAATTTAGTAAGAATTCATGTTGGAGAGGTATTTTTCAACAATCTCATTGGTACTAGAATTAGTGGAGCACTATTTGAACTAGCAACCACAGACTTCACAGATCCAATCAAGACTGAAATTGAGACTGTCATAACAAACTTTGAACCAAGAGTTGTACTAAAAAGCGTTGAAGTTGATCCAGACCCAGATAATAATGCTCTAGACATAACAATATCTTATGACATAGTTGGTTTATCAACGCCTACACAAACAATTACCTTCATCTTAGAACCAACTAGACTATAATGGCACTAACACAGTTTACAAATCTAAACTTTGAGGATATAAAAACCTCAATCAAGGATTATCTAAGAGCGAATACTGATTTTACAGACTATGATTTTGAAGGTTCTAACCTATCGGTCATCATAAATCTGCTTGCATACAACTCTTATATCACAGCATATAACACAAATATGGTGGTGAACGAGACTTTTATCGATTCCGCCACCTTACGCGAAAATGTTGTATCTCTTGCACGCAATATTGGGTATGTTCCTCGCTCAAAACGTGCAGCAAAAGCGTCAGTCGGATTTTTTATTAGTGGAATTTCAACATCTGTAGATACAATTTCATTTCAACCAGGCGTTGTTGCTAATGGAAGTGTCTCTGATGTCAATTATATTTTCTCTCTGCCAGAAAAAGTCACCGTAGCAGCGCAAAACGGCAATTCTTTTGGTACATTAGAAATTTATCAAGGTCAATATCTAGAAAATTCTTGGATAGTCAATAATTCTCAACCAAATCAACGCTATATTATTCCAAATGACAGCGTAGATACATCAACTTTGCGTGTAAGGGTCAAAAATACGTCAACAGATACCACTTCGATTGAGTATAAGTTAGTTGATAATATCCTAGGTATCACTTCAACGTCAAATATTTACCTAATTCAGGAAACTAGTGACGAAAAATACGAAATTTTGTTTGGTGATGGCGTTTTTGGCAAGAAATTGCAGTCTGGAAACGTAATTACTGTCTCATACATCAAAACAAATGGTAAAGATGGTAATGGAGTTTCTGATTTTAGGTTTGCTGGTAATATTTTAGATGAAAACGGTGCTTCTGTAACGTCCTTCATCGCTGATTTGACTACTCAAGCACCCTCAGAGAACGGTGATGAGATAGAACCCGTTGAGAGCGTCAAATACTACGCTCCTAGACTGTATTCATCGCAGTATAGAGCAGTAACTGCAAGTGATTATGAAGCAATTCTACCAACACTGTACCCAAATATTGAAAGTGTCAGTGCATACGGCGGAGAAGACCTAACTCCACCGCAATATGGAAGAGTTTTTATTGCAACTAAACCAAGAAACGGATCATTCTTATCAGATTTTACCAAAAAACAACTTTTACAATCACTGAAGAGTTATTCTGTTGCAGGAATTGTTCCTGAATTTATAGATCTAAAGTATCTCTACGTAGAAATTGATAGTTACGTCTATTATAATGCAAACTTTGTCGGAGATCCCAATAATTTGAAGTCTGATGTGGTTTCTGCTATTACTTCATATGCAAAAGGTTCTGAAATGAACCAATTTGGAGGAAGGTTCAAATATAGCAAAGTCTGTTCACTAATCGACAGTGTAAATACTGCCATCACTTCAAATATTACGACAGTAAGAATTAGAAGAGACTTAGTTGCAAAAGTAAATAATCCAACTCAGTATGAGTTGTGCTTTGATAATGAATTCTATGCTGGTAGGAATGACTATAATATCAAGAGCACAGGATTTAGTGTCCTAAACGTAGATGGGACTTGCTATTTCTCAGATATGGTTGTAAATGGGTCAAATATTGGTAATTTGTTCCTTTTCAAAGTGGTATCTGACGATGAGATCAATATTCTCTCAACTAAGTTTGGTACAGTCAATTATAGCACTGGCGAAATCCTTATAGATACTGTAAATATTACTTCAACAAGTTTACCAGACAATATTATTGAAGTTCAAGCAGTTCCTCTATCAAATGATGTTCTAGCGAGAAAGGAATTGTATTTGCAACTAGATGTTTCTAAGAGCAACTTCTTTATGAAGCAAGATAGTATTTCATCAGGTGCAAATACTTCTGGAACAAGATTTGATATTCAGTCAAGTTACCAAAACGGCAAGAAAACAAGATAACAGATGATTGAAACCTCCCTATCCAAAGTCAAAATCAATGAAATCATTCAGAGCCAAATCCCTGAATATATTGATGTCGAAAATCCTTACTTTGGCGAATTCCTAAAGCAATATTATTACTCTCAAGAGTATCAGGGAGGTCCAGTTGATATTGCCGATAATCTAGTCGAATATAAAAGTCTAGATTATCTAAACACAAGAAATCTCATTGGGTTTACATCACTAACTTCATATATCAGTGGTATTGATGAAACCATCTATGTGCAGTCAACTGATGGTTGGCCAAAACAATGGGGTTTGTTGAAAATTGACAATGAGATCATTACATATACTGGGATTGGATCAACAGCATTTACTGGTTGTATTCGTGGGTTTAGTGGAATTGAGAAAAACACTAAAACCAATCAACCAGAATATCTAACGTTTACTTCTAGTGGAATTGCCACTCATGCACCCCAAGCAAAAGTTGAAAATCTAAGTAATATCTTCCTAAATGAGTTCCTAAAGAAACTAAAAACACAGGTTCTTCCAGGATTTGAAGAAAGGGGTTTATATGGAGATCTAAATGAAAGTAATTTCATTAGACAAGCAAAAGATTTTTATAAGTCAAAAGGAACAGAAGAAGCATTCAAAATTCTCTTCAAAGCACTATACGCTGAAGAGGTTGAAATGGTTCAACCTCAAAAATTTGTTATCAAACCGTCAGATGCAGATTATATCAAAAATGATATTCTAGTATGTGAAGCAGTTAGTGGAAATCCAAGAAATATTGAAGGACAAACACTATTCCAAGATACCCAACCACTACAAACGAGTGGATCAATCTATAATGTAGAAAGTGCTATTATCAATGGAAAGACTTATTATAAAATTGCCATATCTAAAGGAACAACAATTGGTAAGTTTCTTCAAGTAGGTAAAACTTTTGTCACAAAAACTGCTGGTGCTGGATCTACAATTATATGTGTAGACAGCACGGTTGGATTTGGGACAACTGGCAATCTTACTTTTGAAGATATTCAACTGAAATACACTGATAAAAATTATACTCAGTTCTTAGGCGTTTCTGGAGTTACAACTACTGTAAGCATTGGTTCAACTGTAGTTGCATTTGGATTGGAAGCATATTCGTATGAGAATGGAGATTTAGAGGAACCAGTTGTTCTCAATATTGTAGGAACAATCAGCAATTTCGACGGTGAAGCACTAAATCAGCAATTGGATAGTGATATCAATGTAAGTACGTTAGGAATAGAGCAAAAAGATAGAAGATTTACTTCATGGATTTATAATACTCCAACAAAATACATTGTAGATACAATTACATCATTGGGATCCAACGTATATGAGTTCAGGTTCTTTACTGATCATATTTTATATGTTGGGGATACTCTTGATATTGTAGATGAAGATGGCAATGTAATTGTTGGAACATTATTGCAGATTGTAAACAATAAAGTCATTCAAGTAAATTCTCCTGCTTTAGATTTATCTAAAAAGCATTTTATAAGAAGACAACTAAAAACAAATCTAAACTATACTGCTGACGTACAAAATACATACTCATCAAATTCAGATGTTTATGTTGCTTCAAACAATCTTCCTCATTGGGATATAAATCCCCAAAAGAGAATTAGGAATTTTACCAATTCTGGGATTACAACTGATACTCAAGCAATTCAAATAACAGATCACCATTTCAATGATGGCGAATTAGTTGTCTATAATCCAGCAAGCACAAATGGATCACTTTCTGGATTGAGCACTGGACAGTCATATTACGTCAAGAAAATTGATGATAATAATTTATATCTTGCATTTTCATTAGAGAATGTTCGTAGGGGTCAGTATATAACTGTATTTGGTGGATCTGATTTATCTGGCATTACTACACACTCACTAACTCCAAATAATGTTGGATTTTCTACAATAGGTGCTCAAAAATTACTAAGAAAGTTTCCGCTTCCTGAGTATAGTGAGACTAAAAATGAGACTATTCAGGGTGGAGTAGGATTATTTGTAAACGGTGTAGAGATCTATTCTTGCAAATCGACAGATAAGGTTTATTATGGTCCTATACAATCAGTTAGCGTTCTGAACCAAGGAACAGACTTTGATGTAATCAATCCCCCTAGATTATCAGTATTTCAAGATGGTCATGCAGGTGCAGGATCGTCTGTAATCGCACATGTATCTGGAACTATTCAAGAAATTCTAGTTGATACTGAAGGATTAGATTATACATCTACTCCAGCGGTTTATATTACTGGAGGAAATGGTTCTGCGGTTGCAGAAGCAAAGATGAAGTTAGTTTCTCATCAAGTAGATTTTAATAGCACCACAACTGGTGGAATTGTAGATACTGTTACCGATAAACTTACATTCCCAGAAGCACATGGGTTCAAGAATGGAGAAGAGATTGTATATAATACTCGTGGAACTACTCCAATTGGTATTGCTACTGCTCCAGGAACACTTATAAATGGTGCTTCATATTTTGTGATCAAAAATGATGATTACACAATTTCATTAGCGGAAACCAGGCAAAAAGCACTTGTCGGTATTGCTACTTTAGACATTACTTCTAATGGGCAAGGATTTCATGCATTTTCTACAAAAGAAAGAAGACTGAAAGTAGATAAAGTTTTTGTTATTGAAAATGGCACTTTTTACAATAGAGAAAATACCACAACTCCTGTAGGCATCAATACTTTTACAGATATAATCACAATCAATAATCATGGATATAGTTCTGGAGAAGAACTGACATATTCTTCCACTGAACTTGCAATTGGTGGGCTAAGTACATCAACAAAATATTACGCCATAAAAGTCGATAACAACCAATTTAGAGTATCGATTTCCACTAGTCTGACGAATTATGTTGGATTGACTAGTGTTGGATCTGGATATCATGTATTCAATTATCCTCCCATTTCAGTTAGATTAGATGGTCCTCAAGGAATTACTACGGCGAATGCTACTGCAACTCCTGTTGTAAGGGGTATTATTGATGCAATTCATGTAAAAGACGGTGGAAGTGATTTTGGATCAACCGTAATCAATGATAATTATAGACCAGAAGTAAGAGTTATTGAAGGATCAAATGCATCTTTGAGACCACTTATTATCAATGGTAGATTGGATGGTGTAATCATCCAGAGTGGTGGTTCAAATTACTTTAGTTCTCCAGATATCATTATTGATGGTGATGGTGTTGGTGCAAAAGCAAAAGCGATTGTTTCGAATGGACAAATAGTAAGAGTTGATATTATAGATCAAGGTGCTGCTGGATACACCGAGAATGGTACAAGAATTACTGCAAAAACTCCAGGAAGAGGTGCAATATTCTCAACGAACTTGAAGCAATGGACAGTCAATCAAGTTGAAAGATATGCAAAACTTGGAGATGTCAAATCTGATGATGGTTTTTATGAAACCGTCAGAAGTAGTAAGTTGGGAAATCCATACGTAAACTACTATGTTCCTAGAACTCTAAGAACATTTTTACAAGACACTGGTACACAACATTCCCCAATTTTGGGATATGCATATGATGGAAGTCCAATTTACGGACCATATGCATATAGAAATTTTGATGGAACTGGAGCACTCAAATACCTAGAACCAAGTTATGTAAAAATTTCTGGTGCAAGAGTAGATGGTCCAAATGTTTCACAATATCCTGCAGGATTTTTTGTAGAAGACTTTACATACGTCCAGGGAAGTGGTGATTTAGATGAACACAATGGAAGATTTGCAGTTACTCCAGAGTATCCTAATGGAGTATATGCATACTTTACAACAGTATCATCATCTGTCGTAAACGATAACGGAAGTCCTTTCAATGGATCAAGACAACCACTATTTCCATACGTAATTGGAAATACGTATAACTACACGCCAAGTATTTTCAACTATGCGTATAATTCAACACAAGACATAGATCCTTTATCACTAAATTTTATCAGAAATACTGATGCATACAAAATTTCTAATGGATATGAATTCATTTCAAATTCAAATAAAAATACAATAACACAATCTAAAATTTCAAAAATAAAATCTGGAGGCGTTGAGCAGATTGATGTTGTAGAAAGTGGATTGAACTATAACGTTGGTGATAGAATTGTATTTGATAATTCAAATACTTCTGGATTTGGTGCAATTGCAAAAGTATCTAAGATTACTGGTGTCGGCGTAACAAACATCACATCTACAATTACAACTGCCAATAATCTAATAACGCTTGTATGCAATAACAATACAGTAACAGCAATTTCAACCTTACCACACAATTTTATTGATGGGTCATATGTAACAATATCTGCAATTGGATCAACTACTTTCAATAACCTTGGAGGAACTCACAGAATAAATGTAAAGTCTGTAAGTTCTGGATTAGGAACATCAATGAAAGTTGTTGGATTGACATCCAGCCTATACATCAAAGATAGTGTTACTAAATTTGAAGTCAATGATATATTGAAGGTTGATGATGAACAATTCCTTGTTATGTCTATTGACAAACCTAACAATAGACTAAATCTATTGAGAAATTATAATGGAACTGTTGGACAAGCACATACTACAGGCGCTGAAATTACGAGACTTGAAACTAAGTTCACCTATGAGTTGGATAATATTGTAAATTTATCAACACCTAAGAATGAAACAGTATTCTTTGATGCTTCTTCTGTTGTTGGTGTAGGTTTGTCTTATGGGGTTGGTATTGGGACGACAATTTCATACATTGGTGCTGGAGATACAACAAAGTCTATCTTCATTCCAACTAGAAGTATTTTCCTACCAGATAATCCACTAGTACACGGTGAAGAAGTTTTCTACAGTCCTGGCGCTGGTACTTCACTAACATACTCTTTAGATGGAAACACAACTTCACCAATGCCATCGAAGATGTATGTGCAGAAACTTACAAAGGATCTGATTGCACTTACAAATACAAAAACTGGCATCAATTCTGATTTGTCAAGAGTTTTCTTCAATGGAAATATTGGTATTGGAAATAGTCATTCATTTACAACAAGAAGGAACGTTGTTACTGCTAATGCAAGGACTGTTGATGTAATTGTGTCTACAGGATCTTCTCATAGATTGAGACCAGACGATGTAATTGATTTGTCTTTAGTTTCTACTGCTACAAGTTCAGTATCTGCAATCTATGATACGACTACTAGATTTGTAAGATTTGGATCTTTGAATAATCCTAAAATTGATGTAGCTACTGGCGATTTCTTAGAGTTTGATGTTTCTCACCCAAGTCTACTGAACACAAAATTAGAATTCTTCTTAGATCAAAATTATAATAAAAAGTTTGTTGGATCTGGTGTTTCATCGCTAGAAATAGTAAACCAATTTGCGCCAGGAATTACGTCTGCAAAAACCACAGTTCATTTTACAGAGCAAGTTCCATCAATACTATACTATAAATTCAACTCACAAACACCAACAAAGACAATTGAAATTGATAAGGATGTAAATGAGTATTCTAAAATTGTTGTACATACAAGTAAGTTTACAGGTACTCATTCTATAACTACAACAACAAATCAAACATTCAATTTCAATATTTCCGAAATTCCCGAACGTGTTGGATACACAAGTGCTTCTTATATCAATTATAATACAAATTCCACAAATGCAATTGGACCTATTGCTAAAATTGATGTCTTGGGCGGTGGCAGTAATTATAAATCTTTGCCAACAGTATCTGTCGCATCTACAACTGGATCCTCAGCATCTTTGAGAGCAAAGGGATCTAATATCGGTTCTATCGACGCAGTTCAAATTTTAGATTTCGGATACGATTACCCATCAGATAAAACTTTACAACCACAGGCAGCAGTTCCTCAAGTTATTGTTCTAAAGAATAATTTTAGTGTGGATACTGTTGCAATTACTTCAACAGGATCGAAATATCTAACTGCACCAGATCTTATTGTCTATAATAGAAAATCTGATGTTATCAATACTCAAGCAAGTATAATCGCTAGATTATCAGGAAGTAGTGTATCGGAAGTAGAAATTATTGAGCGTGGTGGTAATCTAAGCAGCACAGATAATGAAGTTATTGCAATCAATAATGTTAACGGTGTTGGTATAATAAGTGCTACGTATTCTGCTCCAAATGTTACACTAAGACTTCAAACTCCAACATCTGGATTTACTACAAGCAATCCTTTACCATTCTCTGTTGGAGATCGAGTAGTTGTTGAAAATGTTGGGGTATCAACTGGAAAAGGATATAATTCTTCAGAATATGGATATAGATCTTGGACTATCACTGGGGTAAATACTGCATTTGGACTTATCAATCAAGCAACAATATCTTATGCAGTAGATGAAAATCCTGGAGTTCATGATGGACAACAATATGGTACTGTTTCTAATGAAAAAGATATTGCTAAGTTTAGTTTGACACTAAGAGAAGGGCAATTTTATAATGGCGAAACAGTTTACACAAATGGTTCGACTGCAAAAGTAATTACTGGAAACGGTCCAGTCACCAATATCCTAAGAGTTGATACTCTTGTTGGATTGAACACTGGAGATTTGCTAAAAGGATCAGTATCTGGTGCTTCAGGTATTATTGAAAGTATGCAGAATTATTCTGGGTACTTTGATGTAAATTCCACAGTATCTAAAGATTTTGGATGGGAAAGAGATACTGGTAAATTGAATGAATTTTTCCAAAGAGTTCAAGACAGTGATTATTATCAACAATTCGCATATTCTCTAAAGAGTAAAGTTGAAATTAGTAATTGGAGTGAACCTGTAGATAGTCTAGGACACATTGCAGGTTTCAAAAAACATTCGGATTTGCTTGTTCCTTCAGATAGTCTTGCTGGTCTTGGAAGTACAAGTGTTTCTACTGGTATTGGTTCTCAAGCAAGTGCAATTGTATTGGTCAATCCAGAACCAGTAAAAATTTATTGTAAGCATGATTGGGATTTGGTTTATGAACAAACAAATAGTGACGCAACAATTAGTGATAAAATTGTTTTCCAATCAAATAGATTTGGAGATGCTCTAATTTGCAAATCAAACCGAGTTCTTGAAATTGATGATATTAGTCCACAATTTTATTCTGATCCAGATATCAGTAGATCTTTAGAACTTGATAGTTTTGATATCAATCAAGCATCAGCAATCAAATATTATGCACAGGTTGTTCTTGATACATCCCTAGGTATCACATTCAACGAAACTCAGTATACTGAATTTGTTGTATCTCATGACGGAACAATTTCATTCAATAACCAATACTCAGATTTGTCTGATGCGTTTGATTTGGGCGATTTCAGTACATCAATTTCAGGAACTACTGTGTCAGTTCTATTTTCGCCATACAATACAACATACTCTTATGATATAACATTCTATAAGGAAAAAATTGAACCTGGCGTTGGTGTTGGAACTACTTCATTTGGGCATATTCAAAAAGTAGGTGTTGCTTCTTTTGTAGCAGCATCTGGATCTCCAACAGAACAAATTATTCAATCTATTGATGCTAATCAGTTCAAGAGTGGTAGTGTAGTTGTTTCAGTAATTGGTGTAAATGCAAAAAATATTGTAGAAGCATCTTTCTTAGGAATTGGATCAACAGCACAATATATTGAATTTGGCAAAATGGATAATGGGGTTGGTCTTGGCACATTTAGTGCAGACATGACAGCAACTAATATACTACACCTAAAATGGCTGCCTGCTGCAGGTGTTGGGGTTACTGTTGCAATGTTATCTACTTTAGTTGGTGTTGCAACTACAGTCTCTTCAGGAAGACCTGGAACAAGTTTTGAGGTTGGAGATGCTTCCTTGAATTGTGTAAGAACAAATATTTCTTCTTCTGCTACACCATCTGCAGAAACAATTTCCACAACATCTTCTAATAATTATGTTTCTACAAAATATATGGTAGAAGTACATAACATTACTGATAATGAATATTCATTCTTCCATGTTGCTGCTAATGTATACGGAGATGTTGTAAATTATGTAAAATATAACAACATTTCAACATCAGTCGATACTAGAAGAGATATTCAAAATGTGGACATGATTGTTTCTGGTGCAAATGCTTTACTGCGATTTACTCCAAGAGCAAATAAAGCATATATCGTCAGAACTTCTGAAATTAGAATTGATAAACCAGATGATGTTCCAGATGATACGATCGTAATCTTATCATAAATACTCCAAAAACGATATGGGATTTGAGTTAGGATCCGTCAACAAACAATATAATGCTGCAACGGAAACTTTTAGGTATTCGTTCAAATTGACGCATGAAGGAGATCCTATCTTTCATAAAGTTTTTGATGGATCAAGCACTTCTTCAGTATTACTTGGTGCAGATACTTTTGTAATAGATAATCATTTTTTTGTTACTGGAGAACCATTATACTACAATGCTGGTCCAGGAAATACTGCCATAGGCATCAATCCT